TTGATCGCTGTCCATATTGTACGCAGATCGCAAAACGATCCAAGTATTTGTTGCTTGCTTAACAAGAATTGCGCTCTGATATTGACCTAGCACGAGATTGTTCCCTGTCTCGCTGAGTGTTACCCCTGAGCCTGCTGTGAGTGTGACTGCGCCTGCGCCCAACTGAATTACCTGCACTCGAACACCTACAGCGAACGCCACAGATGCATTCGGTGGCACGGTCAGCGTAGAAGCTGCCGCGTTAGACATCGTGACTTGTTTGCCTGCGTCCGTCAGCACCAATGTGTAGCCAGTAGTCGTGTCGGCAGTTACATCGTCAGACCATACGCTTGCCTGCAACGTTGTTACTTGTGCAGCAGTCAGTACCTGACCAGCAGTAAAGGTTTGTCTTGCCATAGTGTCTCCGATTGTAGCCGATTAGGTGATTGATGCGACATCTAGGATTCCGAAGATTCCAGAGTTCAAGATGAAGCCGACCTGAGACAGTGAACCGAATCGATAAGTAATGATGTGTTCATTGGCCGTGATGCTGTGCGATATGCCTTCTACGAGGACATACTTCGTCACGGATGCCGGGCTGCCGGTGGTATAAGTTCTTTTAACTGTCGCTAAGTCCGTCAGGTCTAAGCCGAGCAAGAGGTTTTGATTACCTGTTGACAATCGAGTAAGTTGCTGGCTCAAGCCAGTGAAGCGAACTTCGGGATTCCTGTATGTAGTCAGCAGCAAGTCAGCAATTGAAAGCACCTCTGTTACATCAGAGTTCAAGAGATCTGTGCGATCAAGCGTTGAGATATCGTAGGTAGCGATGCTTGTTGCGTCCGTCACCGTTTGAGCCGCGCCAGCAGGAGACTGGGCTACCACTCGATTGAAGATCAGATCGTCCCCTGTCTCAACATCAAGCGTCATATACCCAGATGTGCCGCTTCCGTCATCCGTGAAAGCCACACTTCCAGTCTGTGCCAAGACGCTGTTTCTATCCTTGAACTTCAAGGTATTGGCGTTTGAACAGAAGACGAACCCTTGTTCGCTGCTCTCAATTTGATGCAGATAATTGAGAACTACCTCATTGTCGCTAACGGCAAAAGCTCCCAACGTTGAGGTGCCAGCATCAATGCTCACGGATGTTCCGACAAAGTTGACTTCGGGTCTATTGAGAATCGTTGAGAATCGACTGCCCGATAATTCAACATCAGGCGTAAAGGCAGCCACATTCTGACCAGCCAAAAGTGCGAAAGCGTCAGAGCATGAAGCAGTGACGAAACTGTCTTGTGGCTTCTCATAACTGAGCGACCAGTTGTTGACAAGTCCAGCAAATACGGGGAGGCTGTTTGACTTAATACGCACATAGCGTCTCGGTATTACATAAGGATAATATGCGCTCGCAGTATTGAGAGGGTCGTACTTCCGTGCTTTGTTCTTGAGTTCAATCGTTGCTGTGCCGGCTGAATACTGATCTAATTCTCGAGATCGACCACGGTTGACCGTAACTCTCTGAACATCACTCGTGACATCTACGAAGACAAGATATCCGTCAAGCAAATAGTAAGGATTGTTCAGTACGCCTTTCTCTGTGTCGTCAAGTTTGAAGCCATCTCCAGAGCCGGGAGTCTCATCAAAACAAACTTCAACGGTAGTTGTTGGGCGAGCCATGGTTACGCCGAAGCGAAGACTTTGCCACTTCGCCTCTCTGCTTTCTTGATTTCGTTGATGATCTGTTGGCCGATGTCCTGTCCGTCTGCCCCCATACCAGCATTAACCGTCACATAAACGTTGCCTCCACCGAACTTGCCCATCTTGTTTAATGGGATCACGGCTTCAGGACCGCTTTCTCCGATGATCGCAGGGGTCGCTCGAGTAACAATGCCACCAGAAGCCATCATCTTCACTCCCCTCGTTTCTCCTACTAATGAGAGTGCGTTATTTACGATATCCCTAACTCCCTTAAGGCTCGCATCAACTTTCGTTAAAGCGGCTTTGCCACCAGCCATCTTGCCGGCTTCAATCTTCGCTGCAGTTACTTCCCTCTGCGCTGCTGCCACATCAAGGAGAGACTTCGCTTCCTGTAACTGGGCATCTGCTAAGTCCCGAGAGGCTTGCGCTTCGTCCTCCTTCGCCTTCGTCACGGCTTTCTCGGCATCTGCGAGGGCATATCGAGCGTCTTCTACGGCCAAGATTGCTTCTTCTTCTCCCTTTAAGGATTCAGCAATCCGTGTTAGAGCTTCTGTTTCAAGATCTCGAGCAGCAGTAACGGCTAGAACCTTCTGTTCCTCGTCCTTCTTCGCTTCATTGAGTTGATCAAGCAGAGTTTTGTAGAGAGTGCTTTCTTCTTTGACACCAGTGAGTGCCTGATCGTAGAGAGTTGTCGCATCCGTGACCTTGATTTGACTGTCTTCTTGTTTAATCTGTGATTCAACTAAGTTCAGTTTTGCTTCTGCGAGAGCGATCTCTGCTTCTCTCATCATTTGCGGTGTGCTCAACTCGTCCTTGCGAACCTCGGCAAGTTTCTGTTCAGCCTCAAGTAGCGAGAACGCAGCTTTCTCCGAGTCGTAACCAGCCTGCTCGGCGTCACGCTGCGCTTCCGTGAGATCTCTCTGCGCCTCCTTGCCTTGCTTGCTATCTGCGCCATAACCCATGACTGCTCGATTGAACGCATCCTGAGCCTTCTGTGTCGTTGTGGTGGCATCTGTGAGTTCGCTTTGAGCCTTAGCGACTTCGTCAATGCTCTTCTTGTAGGCAATCCTCGCCTTAGCCGTATTATCTTGTGCCTTCGCAACGTTGTCAATCGCCTTCTGAACATCATTGCTTGACTTAGTTACGCCGCGCATAGCCTTGCCGATGTTGTCAGATGCGTCAGTTAGCGCAGTTTGAGCGTCTTTCACTCTCTGGTGAGAATCGGCAAGCGACTTGTTGCCATCAACGGCTCGCATGACTGCGTCCCTGTATGTCTTCATTCTGTCGGCCAGTGTCTTAACCGTTCCGCCAAGACCTTTCAGTGCGTTATCTTCTTCAACGGTGGCAACGGTAACCTTCTTGATCTTCTCTCCAACCGTTTCGTTAAGAATTGCGAGATCTTCAAAGTATTTGCTTTCGTTCTTCAATGCCCCCAAACTTGTTCGAGCATTATCAATGGCGCTGCGCCAATTGTCAAACTTGCCCGGCAAGGCATCAATTAGTCCGTTCGTGGTGTTACGAATTGCGCCCAGTGCGAGAACTGCGACAACGCTCTTCGCAGCAAGAGCCGCGTTGCCTGTAAGTGCTGCGATGATTCCTGTTACGGCTGCGACAGTCTCGCCCATAGTTGAAATATCGTGAACGAAGTTCAAGACAGACATTGAAACGACTTCCAGAACGTCTAAGAAGGATTTACCGAAGTCTCCTGTTGCTGCTATGGCGAAGTTGATCGCCTGCCCGAAGGAACCGCCACTGTCAAGGCTGAGGGAGAACGCTTCAACTGCTGGGGTCAAGAATTGATTAAGCATCCCAATCATCTTCTGGAAGTAAGGCAAAAGCAAAGTTCCGAGTGATGTCGTGAGGTTGGTGATAGACGCTTTTAGGATGCGCTGCTGGTTAGCAAGACCATCGCTTGTTCGAGCGAAGTCTCCTTGTGCGTCAGATGTCTGTTTGTAGATAGCCGACTGCGCTGCCAATATCTTTTGCTGGCTTGTGAGCGCACCTGAGCCGTTGTAGATGCCTAATGTGACTGCTTCTTGACGGAGTGCAGCGTCATTGAGCAATACACCGTATTTACGCAGAGGTTCTGACTCGCCACGAAGAGCCGCGCCGATAGCCTGAATCGCTTCTTCTGGGGTCGTATTATTGAAAGACGCAAGGTCAGCAGATAACTTAACAAAGTCCGTCGAGAAGTTAGCAAGAGCTTGACCAGTTAGCCCGGCAGACTTACCAAAGATTCCGAACGTTGCTGCTGCGTCAAGCGCAGTTTGCTTGCTTTGACCAAGACTTCCTGCTGCCGTTTGTGAGAACTTACGGACTGCTTCTGCCGAATCCCCGAAGACCACACCGATCTTTGATTGCGTTTCGTAGAGGTCAGAAGCCTGTTGAACGGCTTTGTAGGCGAAGGCTCCTACGGCTGTCGCTGAACCTGCCAACGCTGCGCCTGCTGCGATGACTCCCTTGGTCATACTGCTCATGCCGAGCGATACGCCACCTAATGCTGCAACTGCCCCTTTGGCATCGCCAAGTACCTTGAGTTTGAGAGTGCGTGAACCAGCCATAGCAGTCGATCTTAGTCGGGGAATGCGTCTTTAGAGACTTGCGCCATACGCTCCGAGTAAAACTCAACGATGTCGTCAAAGTTGTTCTTAATAGAGGCGTACAGGAAGTAGTCCTTCTTCTTTGTCCAGTTCTTGAACTGATTCCAGCCGCGCATTGTGCGTATAGCGCCAGACTTCGTCCGTGCCAACTGAACACGATTCAGTTTTGCGTCTTTGCCGGCTTCCTTCTTGCTGATCGTCTTGCCACTACGGCTGACATACTGGCCTTCAATCTTTCGCACGATCTTGTCCAAACGCCACTCTTCACTCTTCTGCACGGTGGTCGCTCGAGAACGCCTACCCTTATTGACGCCACGAACCTTCCGTGCCTTAATCAGTCGAAGAAGATCATGGTTTGCGCCGAAGTTTGCGCCACCGAAATATGGCACAGAAGAAGAACCGCCAAGCACATAAACACCGTTACTGCTCTTAGCAGAAGTCATAGTCCTTGATGCCTTCTTCTCCATTGAGGTTGAAGCCGTAGCAATAGCCTTCTTAACGATGAAATTGGCGACATCTTCGTTTGCCTTCTTAAGAAGCTCTGCCCCTGTCTTGTCAGGAAGCATCTTCTTCAACTCACGCTCAAACTCAGCGGCTCCCTGAACCTTGATGTGGGTTTGCATTGTTATCTCCTTTGCGCTCTCCAGCGAAGATAGTCCAACATAGTGTTGATCATCGTGTCACCCTCCGCCATCAGTGCGCTAGGCGCAATCCCTGTCTCGCAAGCGAGAGAAGCGATTATCCAACTGGCGGAGTCGTCACCAAAGGGAGATCAGCCTCCGTAGTGCCTAACTCAACTTCGTCAACAGAACCAATCCAATCAGGATCAAACTTCAAACTTGTCTTGCGTAGTCGAGTGAGTGCAGACCAAGCCAACCAAGCCAAGTCGGTCAAGCGTAGTTCTGTCTCAAATCGAGTAACAGAACGTTGCCATGTGCGCTCAAAGCCTACGAAGTCAGCAAACCTCGCTTCAATGTCCTCAGTGGTTCCGTCTTGATATTTGACGGTCATTGCTAGTTTCATATTGACTCCTTCTTAGTCAGTTAATGAGATCAGGCTACGGCTTTTGTAAGCGTTCCACCAGTGAAAGAAAGTGTTGTCATGGACAGTTCACCGACAGATCCTGCTACCGGCGTATGTGACGCTAGGAATGTGCTCGCCAATGTGTAACTTGGATTCGTTGCGCTGGTCGCCGCGCTTGATGCTTTAATTACCACAGTTGTTTGCGTTCCCACGAGTGGGTACACGGTTGCTTCAACCTTGGTCGCAGCGAAGTCTTGCATCAAAGCAATTTCGCATGACACGTTCTGCAAACCACCACTGAAAGTGTGTCCTGTGTCTTGGAAGCCAGTTGTTTCAACCGAGTCAACCTCGTAAGTCACCGTGACGCTGTTTGCGTATGTGCTCAGATCAACAGCGTTGATCGTGATTGACGCATTTGTTAGAACGATTTTTGCCATGATTATTTGTCCGTTTCTTCCTTGATTGCTTTGTGGATGATGCTGAGGTGTCCTGCTTCAACCAATGCGTCGATGTTAGCACCAGCGAAGTCTTTCTCGCTCACGAGGTCACCTTCTTTGCAATCTGCGAGCATGTTGGTTAGAACTTTGTAGTTTGTCATGATGTCTCCTAAGCGTACACGGTTAATGATAGTTCAATTTGTAGGAACTCTGCATCGTTGGCCGAAAGGCTTGAGATATCAGTGCTGTCAGACAATACCAGCGTACTTACAACGCCGCCTAGGGTTGTGTCGCCTTCCATCGCTGCACGGATGCTTGTAGCACCTGAGAAGGAGAGGTAACCGTCAAGTTGCGTATGTGCCACTCGATCAAGATATCTTCCCACGATCACAAGAATTGACCAATCCATCTCAACGCTGCCACCGCCGAAGGCTCTGTGATAACTCACGCTGTTAAGCGAAGGGTATGCGACTGGGGGATTGAGTTGTTCTGGCTGATAATTAAATACACGGAGACCGCTGATGGTTTGTAGCCGCGTCTTGATTCCGTCAGCAACCTGCGAGACTGTCGCCGGCATTAGGCAACTCCGAGCTTCCTATAAGGAGAAAGCAGATCACGGACATCGGGGTCAATCGCTCGAACTTGAATCGCCATGTCGTTGAATCCGATCACACCGAGAGCCGCGTTATATCGAGCAAAGCCACGAATTGATAGCAGGATGCAGGCTTCACGCACATCATCTGGAATTGATGGCCAACCCCATGTAGCAGAGATCTGTACGCCGGGAGCTTTGCGTAATTGCATGATAGGGAATGTCTTTGCGCCGACAGCAGTAGCGTGGCGATATGGTCGATTTTGTAATGCGTAATCCAAAGGCTCTAACTGATAGTCAGTATTAACAGTCCACGTTGTTTCAAATACACCGTCCCCGTCGTTGTCAGTCTTGATGTAGGTGACCGTGCCGGCATCAGGGAACGAGATCTTGTATTCGTTGATGGGATAGAGGTTCACTACCTTCGCAGTCTGGTAGAAGAAGGTTCCGCAATAGCCGTCAATGCGTCGAGAAGCTCCCTCAATGGTGTTCTCAAGCAAGGTATCGTCCGTAGAGTCCGTCAAACGAAGGACTGCTTTTACCTCTGCAAGTGTGGCGTAACCATTAGTTATGGCCACTATTCGCCTCGCTTCTTGGGCTTCCTCGTAATAGCACGCTCAGTTTCAGGTGCGATGGTCGCGGCTTCAACTGCGTAACCGAGAGAAG